TTTGTTGAACTCAACAGGTTTGACCTGTATGGATGCAGGAATAGTGTCTGCTTGTTGTACTTGCACCTGTACGGGTGCGGTTACTGATAATGTGATTGCGGTTGCGATTGCGGTGAGCATAGTATATTGTTTATTAGTTAGATATTATTTTCCAATTTGCGCCATCTGATATAATGTGTACTCTTGACCATTGGGTAGATAGTGTTTGAGTGGTTGCACCGTCTATTGTTTGTGAGCCGTTAGGGTCAACGGTTATGGTTCCCGTTCCGCTATTTTTTATAATCAATATCCTTCCCGTATTACCTACTGCCGTGAAAAGGTTAACGGTGAAAGTACCTGTTGTGCAGTCAATGAAATAATCGGAAGTTGTAGCGGTGTAGGTTGTAGTACGGGCGGTGTATGCTTGGTCGAATCCGTTTCCTTGTATTGAGCCATTGACTTGTAATTGGTCTGTACCGTTATCGGAAGTGGTATTTAGTAATAATCTTCCAGATGTCGCTACACGCATTCTTTCATTTCCGAAACTACCGATTCCATTTGAGGAAGTATAAAATCCTATAAAATCATTATTGCCATCTATTTTTATTTTTGTTCTACCCTGTTGACTTCCACCATTTGATTCTATTGTCCAATATCCGGGTACTGCAGTAGTTGTTGTGCTTCCATCTTGATAATATCCGAAAAAACCTGCAATTCTATGCGCTGAATTATCTGAACCATTTGTATAAAATTGAAATATAGGATCTCCGGAAAGTGTTGCAGAAAAGGCACCATAGGTATTTGTTCTTGTTGACCTTGTATCAATTGATACACCCAACCCGTTAGCATCATAAGCAAAATATCTGCCAATAAATTGACTTGATCTTTTATGAAATTCAAATGCACTATTAGAACCTAAAAACGAAGTAGTAGGCATATTAAAGCCTATTTGATTTGAACTATTAACAAGCATAGTATTAACACTACCTGCTACATCATTAATTCTAAATAATCTACTCCCTCCATTATAATCATTTCCTACTCTCCATTGAGTTGTGCCTGCATTTTGAAAATCTACGTATGCGTTTGTTGTGCCTGTGCCGTTAAGTATTGCAAGGTTATTACCTGTCCCTGTTGCTTTTAGTATTTCAGCTATTGCACTCCCACTCACCTGCAATTTATCAACTCCGTTATCGGTGTTGGTGTTGATTAGGGTTGTGCCGTTAACTGATAGTTTCGCAGCGGGGGCGGTGTAACCTATACCAACATTGCTGCTTGTATCTATTCTCATTATTTCAGTCGAACCTGCCAGCCAAGTAAATCTTGCAGCACCTGTTGAAAAAGTATTTTGAAATCTTGCCTCATTCCCTACTTGACTAATTATTAATCTATTATCATTTCCTGTTGATGTTTCATAAATCTGCAAACCAACGCCTGATGCACCTCTAATGTCTAACTTACTTGTCGGACTTGTTATACCAATCCCCACATTGCCCGATGGATTAATTGTCATAGCCACAGAAGAAGCAGAATCAACTATTGATGAATTTCCCAAAGCAGTTGATGAAGTCCATTTCGGCACTCTGTTGATTGTACCACTACCCGTAATCGTTCCCCCTCCCCCGCTACCTACTTTCTGCCATGTCCTCTTATACTTCACATAAAGCGAACTATCAGCCGGGCGAATCAGTATCTGTGAACTATCAGCACTCACCCCTGCAGCCGTATCCTTCGTAGGAATACCGATACCATTCACATAACGAACACGGCTACCCGTTTGCTGCCATTGTGCGGAAGCGCCAACAGATAAAAGTATTGCACATAGTGTTAAAAACTTTCTCATATTATTGTACTAAAATTATAATTTTCTCACCTGCAAAGAAAGGCACTCCCGAATCAACGGTCAGCGTACCACTACCCACAGTCCACACTACACCCGTTCCGGGCGATCCGCTATACGCAATCGTTTCAAATGAAGTACCACCCCGTGAGCCGTATATCATTGTTTTACCTGCCCCACCCGGTATAGCTATGGAAGTTTCCCCACCACCTGCCGTATATTGCAGCACCTGTGTTGTTGTACCTTGTATAACGATGCCCGTTGGCGTTACGGTGGTTCCTGCTAAACTATACACACCTGTACCCTGATAAGATACTTGATAAGTTGCGATGTCCTTATTTGCCCCTGTAATGGTGAATGATTGCAGCCATGCTAAACCCGATACTATCACTAACCCACCTGCCGTACCATTATCAATAACGAACTTCAATGATACCAACTCCCGATTCAGTTGGCTATTCAGCATAAACAAGTAAGAGTAATCATCCAACACTACAAGTCCATCCGCTTGTATTGACCAAGAAGCCACATCGGGCCGGGATTCTCTGAACCAGGCACTACTGATATTGGTAGTTTCCATCGCATCCACCTCCACCGAAAAGGTGCAAGTCCTTGCACACGCAATGATATTGTCTGTCATTGCTATCGAATTGTACCTGTAAAGGTTGAGTTTTTGTCCGGTTACTGGTGTCATGAGCAGTCAATTCCAACGGTTAAATTAGATCCACTAATAGTATTTGGAGTTCCAAATCTTGCACAAATATACCCACTTGGCAGCAAAACTACAGGCCCCACATATTCACCTGCGCAGTTCTGATACGTCCCAGTCCAACTACCACCTGAACTATTGGTATATCTTTTACAAGTTGGTGGATTGAAAGCAGGGTCAGCAGGGTCAACCAATGTGTATGAAAGAACGGCATTTCTTACCTGCAAAGCAGTTGCATCAACCGTATTGCTGACAAAGTTAAACTGCGATGCCCCAAAAATGTATCTGTTTGCATTGACCGATAATGAAGAAGATGGGTCTTGTATAGCCATCGTATTAATCAACCCTATAAAGTCGGTACCATTAAATAAATTGTACTGACTATACTCTAAATTTATTTGTGGTTGTGATATGCAGTTAAAGTACTGACTGAATAATAAGTTAACAAGATTAGCATAAAGTGTAGAAGATGCACCATACCTATAAACATCTGTTAAAACCGTATAACTTATATCGGTATAAATTGATTGACTTTGCCCTGCTGCATTAAATGGGTCTGGCGCACCTATAAGAACATTAACTGATTTTTTGTAAGGTGTGGGTGCAGTTTCATTAAATATAACTCTTTGGCTTACCGGGAATGTAGATTTCCTAAATATAGACGCAAGGTATAAAGCAACTACTGCGGTACTTGTAACCTCAAATTCAATTTCTAATGTACCGGAAACAGGTGCTGCAGTTGTTTTAATATTTAATGTTCTAACCCTATCTGAATTTTGCGGCTCACCATAAAATCCTGTTGTATTATACTCCCAATACGGCTCATCATTATTCTTTCGGTAAGTCCAAAAATTACCACCTCCTACATTGATGTATATTTTTATTCGCAAAAGGTCATTAAGTGTGGTATATGATGCACCATAAATTAATGTCAAGTCAATTTCTTCATTTTGCAATACTTTTCCACAACTATCAGCTACAAGCGTAGATGATGCACTTGTGCCTGATACTATTCTTTGACAAGTATATCCATCAACAACAATTCGGTCATATTGCCCACCAACACCAAGAAACTCTGTCCAGTTATACGGCTTGCCTGATGCGGTCAATCTTGACAAATCGCCATTATCAATAGTGTTTTCGGGAAACTTTATATCCCCTGTCATTTCTATTTGTGAATATCCCTTTTTTAATATCTTGACCTGCCCGTTCTGAATAAAGTAAAAAGGGGTTACGGTATCGTTAATATATGGCTTTATATCATACTTTATATTCTTTGTGCTTATTGTATCTGTTACAAGTTTCCAATCCGTTGTGAATACACGAATGGAATCAGATGCTTTTTCATTTACTGAAGTAAACCACCATTGACCATTTGATTGATATAATTGCGCACCGAATGATTCACATATCTTTTCCAATACTTCATAGCAACTAATATAAGTTGTTTGATTTTTACCTGAAATTGCAGGTGCTAAATATACTTGCCTTATTGTGCTTGTACTTTCACTCATTGCAACTGCCTGATAATAATTTACTGCTGAATTGAAGGTATATCCATCGGGAAGATAGATATTCATTAAGCAGTTGTTAATTATTTTCATCACAGATTCCAACTTGTTCAAATCTCCTGTTGATGGCAAATAAGGTATGCTTTTAAGCATTGCAAGCCCATCAATACAATTTATGGTAGTGTAATTTCTTCCTGTTGTGAATGGCAATGTCAATGTGTCGAAAAGTACAAATCCCTGCCATATAAAATAAGTAGTACCCTGCGCATAGAACTTCACATGATACTTTCTGTCGTCTGTTGTTGTAAAGTCAGGTAATGGGCCTGTAAAGTCGGTAAAATCTGCCTGTATAGTGAATGTTGTAGGTAGTATTGGTTGATATTGGTCATCGCCTGAAGCATTGCAATTCATTACAAATGGCTCTGCACCTGTACCTATTTGATAAGATGATCCGCTATATCCTTTCTCCCATATTTCAGCCGTAAAAGTATAACCCGATTTTCCAATGGCTTGTAAAGTATATTTCTTCCCGTATGCAGGTGGAACTAATAATGGCGCAGTTTGATATGGTGCTGATATCTTTCCGGCTGCTACTCCTGGTGTTATTGCGCTGCTTGCTGCCGTTTTTACTCCTGATACATAGTAATAAATATCAACTGCAAATGCAGTATCGTAATTATACCCTGTAACGTATTGGAACATGGTATAGGTAGCATCTTGTTGGTATGGCTGCGAACCATCATAGGCAAAAGTTATTATTTGCCCCTGACAATCTTTGAATGAGAAATAAACAAAGCCGTTATCAGCAGCAGTTATGTCGCTTGTTGTTACGCTTATTATCAGTTTATTACAAGCCATGTTAAGTTGTTAATGCTCTAAATGTATTCGTTCTACTTTGTGAAAGCCATATATCGTTACCTCTCACTACACCCTCCACCACTACCCTACTATTTCCTCCACCCATCTGCGATGCGGATGCTATTATTGACCGCATTTGGTCGGGCCGTACGAT